TGTTAATGCTTTTTATAGTTTAGCAAGCAATAATATAAGTTTAATGAATAATATGATTGGACAACAACCCAATTTATAGGAGAAGAATATGGAATGGTTTAAATCAAAAGCTGGTCAATTAATTGCTTTAGCAACTATTGTAAGCACATTAGCTGGTTTCGGGTACGCTGGAGCTGGGTATGTTAATAGACTAGAAAACTTAGAAAATAAAATAGGTGGACTAGGTGAAACAGAAGATGCACAACAAGCTATTGAAGAACGCTTCGCTGGTATAGAAACACAAGTTAGGTATTTAGAAAAAGAAATAAATAACATAGAGATTCCTGATAACAGTAATATACAAGCTTCTGTTGCTTCATTAACTAGTGATGTAGAAAGAATTTGGATTGAGTTAGATAAGCTAGAAGATAGTAAAAACCCTTTAGCTAATTAAATATGAAAATTGGTTTAATAATGGGTGGTTTATTACTAGCTACAATTGCTGGTTCAGCTTATTGGATAGATAGACTACAAGACGACATAGGCACCTTAAAAGGCAATCAGCTTATTCTTGAAACTAAAATACAAGAACAAAACGAAGCTATAGAAAATTATCTTAATAAACAACAACAAACGCAAAATCAATTACTTGTTTTAGAAAAAGAAAAGCAAGAAGCTATGCGTGATGTTAATAAACTTAGAAAAACATTTGCTTCACACGATTTAGATGAATTAACACTAGAAAAACCAGAGCTTATGGAAGGCAAAATTAACAAAGCCTCTAAACGAGTTTTAGAAAAACTAGAAGAATTAACAGACCCAAACCAATTTGATGAAAAAGATAGCGATAATAGTTAGTTGTATACTAATAGCATCTGGTTGTTCGATGATACAGCCTAAAGCTAAACCTGTTTCAGTAACCACAATAGCTGAAAGACCTCCTATGTATCATCCACCATTGCCTATGGAAGTGCAGATGGATCCTGTTGAGTGGGAAATAATGACACCAGAAAGAATGGAAGAATATTTAACTAATCTTGAAAAAGGCGAAGCCCCCAGGCGAGCGTATTACACTTTATCCAGTAAAGAATACGAACATTTAAGTATGGATATAGCAGATATTACTAGGTATATTAAAGAAATATTAGGTATTGTTAAATTTTACAGAGATTACGATAATGACGAAGAAAAAAAAGATTAATAATTCACCAGATGAGTTTGTTTATAGAGCAACATTAGATAGAATTATAGATGGCGATACTTTTGATTGCGTATTAGATCTAGGTTTTGATGTAAGATTACACAAGCAAAGAGTTAGACTTGCGGGTATAGATACTCCAGAGAGCCGTACTAGAAATCTTTCTGAAAAAGCTTTAGGTCTTAAAGCAAAAGAAAGATTAAAAGAACTTTGTGTAGGTACATTTAAAGTAAAGTCATTAGGTAAAGGTAAGTATGGAAGGATTCTAGGCATACCTTATAATGAAGATGGTGAAGATATTTGTGAAAAACTTATTGAAGAAGGTCATGCAGTGCCTTATTTTGGTGGGGCTAAAACAAAAATTTGGGGGTAATATGAAAATATCGCAAGAAGGAATAGCTTTAATTAAAAAGTTTGAAGGCTGTGAGCTAGAAGCATATAAGTGCCCGGCTGGCGTGTGGACCATTGGGTATGGCCATACTAAAGACGTAAAAGAAGGTGATGTAATTAATAAAGATGAAGCTAATTATCTTTTAGAAGAAGAGATGATTGAATATGAAGGTTACATAAATGATATGGTTGATGTTCCTTTAGAACAAAATCAGTTTGATGCTTTAACGTCTTGGGTTTATAACTTAGGGTCAAGCAATCTAATGTCTTCAACAATGTTAACGCTGTTGAATGAAAGTAAATACAATGAAATACCACAGCAAATTAAAAGATGGAACAAAGCTGGAGGAAAAGTTTTAGATGGTTTAGTAAAAAGAAGAGAAGCAGAAGCTTTACTATTTGAAGGAAAAGAATGGCTTTAACTAAAGTAGTATTTAATCCAGGGATCAATAAAGAATTTACTGACCTTATGGATAAAGGTGGATGGTCTGATGGCAACTTAATTAGATTTAGAAAAGGATTGCCAGAAAAAGTTGGTGGCTGGGAAAAAACAGTTAGTTCATCTTATCAAAGCACAGGTCGTGCGTTAACAGCATGGGTTGCTCTTGATTCTACAAAGTATTTAGGTTTAGGGACTACCACCAAATATTATATTCAAAAGGGTAATGTTCTTTATGATATAACGCCTACAAGAAAAACAAGCACTAACTCTATAACTTTTGCAGCAACAAATGGATCATCAACTATTACTGTAACTGATTCTAGTCATGGAGCAGTAACAAATGACAATGTAACTATTAGCAGTGCTGTCAGTTTAGGAGGATTAGTAACTGCAAATGTTTTAAATCAAGAGTATCAAGTTAGCAGAGTTACAGGCACAAACACTTATGAAATATTAGCTAAAGATACAGATGGCAATGAAGTTACAGCAAATAGTTCTGATAGTGGTAATGGTGGGTCAGCTGTAGATGGCGTTTACCAAATCAATGTAGGCTTAGATGTTTACGTTGAATCAACAGGTTGGGGCGCAGGAACTTGGAGTTCAGGAACTTTTGGATCTTCTACTGAATTAACTGAAGTTGATCAATTAAGGTTGTGGTCGCATGATGCATTTGGTGAAGATTTAATTTTTAATCCAAGATATGGTGGCATATATTATTGGGATGCAAGCAGTGGAGTTTCTAATGCAGCTGTTAACATTACATCTTTATCTGGAGCAAATTTAGCTCCAACCAAAGGCATTCAAACTATCGTTAGTGATGTTGATCGTCATGTTATTGTTTTAGGAGCAGATCCAATATCAGGTAGTTCAAGATCTGGTACGATAGATCCTTTGTTAATAGCTTTCTCTGATCAAGAAAGTATTACTGAATGGGAACCAAATTCTACAAATACAGCTGGATCATTAAGATTATCAGCAGGATCTCAAATTGTTGGTGGATTAAGATCAAGACAAGAAACTCTTATATGGACCGATACTGCTTTATACAGTATGCAATTTGTTGGTGCTCCATTTACTTTCGGAGTAAATCTTATTAATGAAAACGTAGGATTAATATCTCCTAATGGAGCAATCAATGCACCTGATTCAGTTTATTGGATGGCAAGAGATGGATTCTATTCTTACTCTGGTTCTGTTCAAAGATTAACTTGTTCTGTTTTAAATTATGTACTTGATGATTTTAATGAAAGTCAATCATTTAAAGTTGTAGCATTTACCAATAGAGAATTTAATGAAATAGGTTGGTTCTATCCTTCAGCATCATCTTCTGAAAACGACAGATATGTAACTTACAATTATTTAGAACAAGCATGGAGCATTGGAGAACTATCACGTACAGCTTGGTTAGACGATGGAATCTTCCAGAAACCAAGAGCAACAGGTAAAGATAGTTCTGTTAATTATCTTTATACACATGAGAACAGCGATGATGCAGATGGCTTACCAATGGATAATGTCTTTATAGAATCTGGTGATATTGATATTGATGATGGAGAGAAGTTTGGTTTCATAAAGAAAATTATTCCAGATGTTAAATTCTTTGGAACTAATTCTAGTAGTGGCCAAATAAATTTTGTTTTAAAAACAAGAAACTTCCCTGGAGACAACTTAACTACTAACTCTACTAATAATGTAACTAGTAGCACACAACAAAACTATATTAGAGCTAGATCTAGACAAATAGTGTTCAGAGCACAATCAGATGATGATGCAGATACAAGTTTAAGAACTGGTTTTAAATGGAGACTTGGAGCAAACAGATTTGAAATAAGACCTGATGGAAAGAGGTAATGGCAAAGCTTTTAGAAAGTAGATTGCCTTTAGCCTTAAACAGCGTTGATTCAGAAACGTTTAATCGTTTAGTTAGAATATTAGAAATTAATTTAGGACAATTCGATCCTAACTCCACTCCACAGTTTAATGATTCTAAGATTACTACTTTGGCTTTTAACCAAGGTGATGTAATATGGAATACATCTATTGGTGTATTGCAAGTGTATACTGGCAACCGATGGATACAGTTACACACTCCTGTGAATCCACAGGGTTATGAGCTGCAGTCATCAGTGGGTTCTGTTACTGTTAAAATAGCAGGAGACACTACAATAAACCTTGGTTCTAATGAAGAACATTGGAATATAGAAAAATGGTATACATAATAATATAATAAAATTAAGAATGAACAGTTTATCTCAAGGAAATAAAGGAATAAGAGCTTTGGCTAGAGGGTATGACATGGGTGGAGATGTATACATTCCTCGTTTTGGCAATATTGAAAGATTGTTAGCAAACAGACCGGGCTTTGATTACATGAGAGATGTATTGGGTGTAACAATTCCTGATGTAGAAGGTGACGACATACCTGAATCAGATCGTCTTGCTATGGCCTATGGTGGTGAACAAATAGGAGATGGCCGAGGTTCTTTATATCAAACTTTAAACTATGGAAATGTTTCTCCAGGTCAAGAAATATCAATTGACGCAAGAGATGAAACTCCATCTGCCTATAGATTTTATCCAAGCGAAGTATCAAAAATATATTCAGAAGCAAAAGGCGTTCCTTTCTCACCTTTAGTTTCACCTCCTAAAGAAGCTACATATGTAGATGATTTAGGTTCAAGACGTATACAAAGTCAACTTTATGCTAAAAATGGAACTTTTGTTAATACTGGTGGTGATGCAGGTGATGTTATAAAAGATGTTATTCATGCGAAATATTATGGAATGCCTACTGCACCTATTAGAATGGGTATTAATGCACTAGATAGAATGTCTGGAGGGACTGGAATGATAGGAAGGGGCATAAGTTCACTTGCTAGTGGAATGAGACGTGTAGATGATTTTACTAGAGGTTTATTAGATGTAGATACTTACAAAAGAAAAAGAAAAGCACCTGCTGTACCTGTTGCTGCTACTCCTGCTGTAAGCGGAGGAGATGCAGGAGGAACTGAAGAAACTGAGGATGACGCACCACGCAGAATGGAACTTCCTCGTTTTACTCAAGATAGACAAGCCATCTTTGATGAAAATGTGGGACGCATGCAAGAAATAGCCTCAAGAAAATACATGGCTGAAGGTGGGGAAGCTTTTCCAGAAAGAGATGAATTAGTTACTGGTCCTGGTGGCGAAAGAGGAGACAAGATACCAGCTATGTTAAGCGATGGTGAATTTGTTTTTAATTCAGCTGCAGTCAGAGGAATGGGCATAATGGCTGGTGCAAGCCCAGAAGACGAATACGAGCAAAGATTAATGGGTGCTCGCCAGATGTATAATTTTCAAAAACAAGCCGAAGAAATGGCTAAAATGTATAAGTAATGGGAATATTGAGCAGTAAAACAAAAGAAGGTCCACCAGCAGACGTTATAACTACGCCTCAAACTGGTTATTCTTTTGTATCTCCATACATGGAGGACTACTCTAGAAGACTATTAGCGTCTTACTTTGGATCTCCGGGAGAATATCAAGGATTAATATCTCAACCTAAAGATATACCTATAGAACAAACAGCAGGACTAACGCCATTACAAATACAAGCTCGTCAAGAGGCTGCTGGTTTAGGAGATTATCAAGCAAGTTTAGATAGAGCATCTGGCCTTTTTGGTAAACAAGAACAAAATTTAGATACTGCTATGGGTTACTTACCACAGGCTCAAGCTGGTATTCAAGAAGGCATGGGCTTTCAGAGAGAAGGATCTCAATTAGCTAGAGGAGCTGGAAGGTTCTCAGACGCAGCAGAAAGAATGATAGGCACAGGTGCAGATACTGTAGCTGGCGGTATAGGTGCATTACAAAGAGCAGAACAAAGTGCTTTAGGATCTACGCAAATGTTTGATCCAATGTCTGCATCTAGATTTATGGATCCTTATGAAGATCAAGTAGTTCAACAAACTTTAGAAGATATTAACAGAGCATCAGCACAACAAGACATAGGACTACGTGATAGAGCTATTAGTCAAGGTGCTTTTGGTGGATCAAGAGGACGTATATCGCAAGAGGAATTAGCAAGACAAACAGGTAGAGGTGCAGCTGAAGCTATTGGTGCTTTAAGAAGTCAAGGTTTTGGTCAATCATTAGGATCTGCACAACAAGCATTTGAATCACAACAAGGCAGACAAGCTGGTTTGGGTTCAATGCAAGCAGGATTAGGTGGACAACAGGCAGCCATAGGTGCACAACAAGCAGCATTAGGTAGTCAAATGGCTGGTTTAGGATCACAACAAGTAGCTAGAGGCCAAGCATTAGGTGGCTTTGGATCTAACATTGCAGCCGGTGGCCAAGCTTTAGGTGGACTAGGATCTATGCAAGCTGGGTTAGGACAACAATATGGCCAGATTGGTCAAGGCATTGCTGGATTGGGACAACAAGGACAAAGTCAGTTAGGCGCACAAATAGGTATGTTGAATCAATTAGGCCAACAAGGTCAGGCTACTCAACAAGCAGCACTATCAAGACAATTTACTGGAGCACAACAACTTGCTGGAGAGCCAATGCAAAGACTTATGCAAGGTCAACAGTTACTGGCTGGATCACCAATGGGTGGAATATCTGGTGGAACTGGTACGAGTGCTTATCAACGTGGTTCTTATCAAGAGCCAAGCAGTTTCTCTAAAGCATTAGGTGCCGCAGGAACTATAGCTACTATAGTTGGTATGTCTGACTTAGAGTTAAAAACTAACATTAAAAAAGTCGGTGAACTAGAGCCAGGTATCAATTGGTACACATGGGATTGGAACGAAAAAGGTAAAGCACTGGGTGCTGAAAGCGAACCAGCTGAGGGCGTACTAGCTCAAGAAGTTCTAGAAGTTAAACCAGATGCGGTAATAGTTAAAGATGGCTATTACGCTGTAGATTACAGCAAGGTAATGTAATGAGTATTACGTCAGGACTTGCCCCAATAAGATACGCTAATGGTGACTTGGTTGAAGAACCAGGTATGTTTGATAACTTTTTACAAGGTGTTAAAAAATATAGTGCTCTATCTAGTCCTTTTAATTTAGCAGTTTCATATGCTAGAGATCCTGAAAGAACTAAACAAACAATGAAAGATGCACATGATTTTGGAAAAGATTACATCTTTGATTACACTGATCCTTATGAGTGGGCAACATTACCTTTGTATGCTGCTGGTCCATTTGGAGCTGCTGCAAATAGAGGAATTAAGGCTGCAAGAATTGCGAACAAAGCATCTAAAGGATATAAACCAAGTGGAATAGAAAAAATACTTGGCAGTAAATCGTTTGCATGGGGAGTTCCTACAACAGCAATTGTAGGTCCACTCGCTGCTGATGAAGAGTTTAGAGATGATGTTGGAACTATTGCTAGAAGTGTTTTAGGTAATGATGCATTAGATGACGCAGAAGAAGATCTTCAAGTTGCAAACGAAAATGAACAAGAAGACCAAGAAGACCAAGAAGAAGAAAACAAATGGTCAGTGATTGGAAAAGCATTAAGTGATCTTGGAGCATTAGGAGAAACTGGGGAAATGAGTCCTGGGTATATGATTGAAGGAACATCAATTAACACTCCAGAGATTAGAAGATATGAAAGTGGTGGTATAGCTAACATAATTCCAATAGGCATGTCAGAAGGTGGCGGTATAGATTTTGCAAAACTAGGATCTGCGTTAAGCGGTATGGGGGGTGATGATGCTCCTAAGATGACTCAAGGATTTTCAATAAGTTCTGCTAAAGTAAATACTCCTGAAATTAAACAAGGCAATCCTGAAGCTTTACGTGATGCTAATAAAGACTTTGATGAATTTAAAACAGATGTAGAAAGTAACTACGTTAACTTTGCTAATGGTGGTATAGCTACTATGGAACCAATGATGATGGCTGCTGGTGGCATAGCTAAGTTCGGGCGTGGAAAAGAGGTGATTAAAAAAGGTACGGAATGGGTTAGAAAGAGAATATCTAAAACTGAAAGAGCTAAAGCTGACGCAAAAAAAGCTAGAGCTAAAGCAAAAGAAGCTGAGACTAAAGCAAAGAAAGCTGAAAGCAAAGCAAAAAAAGCTAAAGCTAAAGAAAAGAAAGCTGAACCTAAAGTGAAAAAAGGTCCAGGGCGACCTAAAGGTTCAAAGAATAAACCTAAAGACGTTGATTCATTTATACCACCAGGTATTGCTATGTTTGGTAGAAAAGCAACAGACCTTGTAAAACAGATTCCTACTCCAAAAAGACAAGCAGGTAGAGCATTGTTTTATGGAGCACCTGCAATTACTGGGGCAGTTTATGGCGGCAAAGCTTTATTTGGTGATGATGAAAAGAAACCACCAGGCACAGGATCAGGTGCAGCAACCATTCCTGAAATTGAAGAATCAGATGCAATGAAAGATATTCTTTATCAAAACAGTTTAGAAAGAGCAACAGCAGCTGGCAGAACAGAGCCTTCATTTATGGACTATCTTGCATCTTTTCCCGGAAGCTATACTGAAAAGGTTGGTAAGGATCCTGAGTTTGCAAAACAAATGATGGCAGGATTTATGGCCATGATGAAGCCAACAGAAGGATTTGTGCCTAGAAATTCATTAGTTGATTTTGGTGAAGCAGCTATGGCAGAAGGAATCAGACAACAAGATGCTATACCTGATCAGTTACAATTAATAGAAAGATTAAAAGACGATCCAGATTTACTAAAAGCTTTTAGATTAATAAATCAAGATGCACCAGATCCTTTAACTGATCAAACACGTATAGGTGCTCTTAAAGAAATATTGTTAACAAGTCTTTATGGAGAAGGTAACTACGATGATGACTCTAGAATTATGGATACAACAACTAACCAGACATTAACTGATACTCAGCTTTTACAACTTTATAAAGATGCCGGTGGCGACTACAATTTAATCTTACCTCGACTAGCAGCTGTAGCATAATAAAAATGCCTTTAGTTAGTTTACCAAATGGACAAAAAGTCTTTGTTGATAGCAATGATCCAGAGGAAATAGAACGAGTCAGTAAAAATTTTATTAAAAAATCAAAAGGTTCTGATTCTCTTGTAGGTGACATAGGCCGAGGCATAGTTGCTGGTGCTGTATCCATACCTCAAGGACTCGTTACCATACCAACTACAGGTATAGATCTTTTATTTGATACAGATGTAACAGACGATGTTAATGACTTCTTTGATGCTATTAAACCAGACGTAGGGGGCACAGCTGGACAGACAGCACAATTAATTACTCAATTTGGCATACCAGGTTTAGGTGCTGTTAGTGCTTTATCAAAAATGACTAAGCTAAAACAATTAGGAAGTTTGGCTGCAATGGATGCAGCAGTAGCTACTGATGATGTAGATACAATTATAGATATGATGTTTGATAAAGAAAGCGATGAAGAAAGATTAAAAACTTTACAGGGAAGAGATGCTGCTCTAGCAAGACTAACAGAAAGACTACAAGTATTTGGAGAGACAGCAGCAATTATGTATACAGTTCCTGCAGCTGTGTCAGGTGCTGTCAAAGGTGTGGGTGCTGGTCTAGATTTAGCTGCTCCTTACATGTCAGCATTAGCTAAAGCAACTGTAGGAGACGGATCTCAAGGCGTGGCTATGGCTGCTAAAGCAGATAAAAGCAGTTGGGATTACATAAAAAAATTCTTCCAATATGGTGGCAAATACGAACAAACAAAAGCTAATAACAAACTTATAGCAGATATTATACAAGCCAAGATGCTATACACATCTAATCTTGTTAATCCGATTAATGATTCAATGAGAAATATTAGGAATACTTTAGAGTCAGCAGCATCTACTGGTGGTAAATTAAATGATGACGATGCTTTAAAACTCACTAAAGCTATAGCTACTTATCGTGCTCCATTACTTGCAGTAGAAAGAGATTTTCCTGATCTTGTAGGTCCAGCGAAGAAAACTAAGATGAAGCAATATCAAAACGATGCTATGAAAACTGTCAAAAGTTTTGAAGGATCTGGTAAAAAAATTGATTATGAAGCATTGGGTATAATGTCAAGAGATAAAAAAACAGGTAAGTTAATAGGGGAAGATAATAAAATATCTAAAATCTTGAAAAGAAATCAAGGAGCATTTAAACAAGAACAACAATTGATTTATGATTTTAGTGAACAAAATGCAAGTGGAACAATTTCTAGATTATTTATACCAAAACAATTAAGAGAAACCATTGGTGAGAACATTGGATTATATGGAACGACTACCTACAGAGCCATGATAGATTCTAATTATGTAGTTCCAAAAGATTTTAAAAAAGCAGCCATCAAAGAAATTCGAGAAAAAATACCAGGTCTTGAATCTAAAAATGCTGCTGAAAGTGCTTTTTCTAAGTTAGTTAATCCTGGCAACTCTAAAGGAACTCAAACTCCAGAGATGTTTATGGAAGGTATAAATTTTAGTTCATTAAAAGGAAAGACATTAAAAGATTTACCAGCAGTAAGAAAGGCTATGGGAGAAGTTACTGCACTTGATTATTCTAAGTCTAGTGATTGGAAAAAAGCATTACTAGACGAATCTGTTGCTGCCTCAGAAACTATGTCTAAGCTTGGAGCTTTAGCTGGAAAATCAAAAGCTTTTGAAGAAATAAGATTTTTAAACGACACAGCTGAAGCAACTGGTAGAACAACATTTTTAAAAACAGCTGAAGAATTATTTCCAAATGGCAAGATAACAGACCCTGCCCCTTACATTGATGGAGTTCAATATTTTAAATTTGGAGAAGATGCAGGACATTTAAACAATACTTTTGCACCAGAAGTTTTTCATGAAGCTTTAAATGAAACTGCAAGTCAATGGTTAAAAAATGTTCCTCCTCCATTACAAAAAACATATCAAGGACTTCTAGGTTTAAAAGCCATTTCTCAATATGGTAAAACCATTCTTGGTCCCACTGCTCAAATAAGAAACAATACCAGTGTTCCTTTTATGGCTATGATGAATGGTAACTTGGGACCGAGTGGTAACTTTGCAAAGAATTTTAAGTTAGCTTTTGCTGGAATATTTGATCCTAAAGGCAAAGCAAAACTTGCTGATCAAATAAAAGAAGCATCTGAATATAATCTGATGGTTGGTAGAGGAACTCAACTACAAGAAATAGCTGACGTTGCTGCTTTTTCAACTAATAACATGGAAATTCTAGGAAGATTAAAAGCAAGACCAATAGGTGAAATCATGACCAGGTTAAAAGAAGGACCGCTTGGTATTGCAGAAAGAGCGTACACAGGATCAGATAACGCTGCTAGGTTAATTAACTGGAGTGGAGAACAATCAAAACTTTCTAAGGTTATAGTTAATTCTACAGATGACACAGTGCTTCCAATAACTGCTGGTAAGAACATGTCCGATCCTCAAATTCAAAGTCTTATAAAATTAAATGATAAAGGCCAACCTGTTATTAATGTGGGTGAATTAAAGGCTGCTGGAGATACTGTTGTAGATAAGTTTATTAAAGGTGAAGCTGCTGACATAGCATTGAACGTAACACCTACCTACTCAAGAGTTCCAGAGATAGTAAAAGAATTAAAATACTTACCAGTCATAGGTAACTTTACAGCTTTCCCTGCTGAAATAATAAGAAATACAGTTAACACTATGTCTAGAGGCATAAAAGAACTTGCGAGCAATAGTGTTGAGTTGCAAAAAGTAGGTGCCAGAAGAATAGCTGGTGGTATGACAGTAACTGTTGGCATACCTACTGGTCTAACAGCTACAGCAGTAGCTTTAACTGGAGCTGAAGAAGAAAAAATAGATGCTTATAAAAGATCCTTTGCTGCTCCTTGGGAAAAAACAGCTACATTAATTCCTACAGGAACTGATAAAGCAGGTAACATCACAGGCTTCTATAACTTTAGTTACACCAATCCATATGATTTCTTACAAAGGCCTGTTAAAGCTATATTTAATGCTGTTGCTGAAGGAGAAAAAAACGAAGAAAATTTAATGAGAATATTAACTGATTCATCCTTCGGAATGGTTGGTGAAATGATTGATCCTTTTGTTTCTCCGAGTTTAGGAGCAGCATCTATAGCAGAAGCATATGAAGGCAAAACAGCAACAGGTAAACTTATTTACAATGAATCAGATTCACCTGGAGAAAAAGTAATGAAGGGAATGCTTCATTCATTTAATGCTGTTTCTCCAACTGCAACTCCTATTAGATTTGAAACTGACGCAGATGGTGTGCAAGTTGTACCAAAAGATTTTATTACTGCAGCAGCATCATTAGCAACTGGAACAAAAGGTGTAATTTCACCAAGAGGTAAACCAATTGATGTTGCAGAAACAATGGTATCTGCTTTTTCTGGAATTAAAGTAATTAAACCTCAACTTGACAGATCGCTTTACTACAAAGCAGCTGAAGCTAAACGAGCTATCAGAGAAACAACCAATGAATACAACCGGCTTTTAAGATCTAGTAACAAAAGAGATGCAGATGAATTTATTCAAGGTTATATAAATTCAAATGAGTCTAGGTACAATTCTTTACGAACACTTTATACAGCTATTGAAGATGCAAGAAAGCTTGGTTTAAAAACTTATGAAATAGACAAACAATTAAAAATAGCAAAAGTTGCCAATAGAGACATGGTGATGGCAGGACTATTTAATCCGATAGAAATCAGTGATGAAATGATGAATTTTGCTTTACTAGGTACAGAAAGAAAAGCTGCTCAACCACTACCTATAGGTAAATTAGGAACAACTAGAGCAAACTTAATTGCACAAAGTTTGCAAGGACAATTTATAGATCCTAGTGTAAAATCTACAAGTCCTTCAAGAACAAGAGCAGCAGATGTTTTAAGAGAGGAGGAACTGAATAAAATTCTTACAGGAAAACCTTAAACTTGGAAATAGATTTACCATTAGA